GATAGTGGTGAAGTATGGACGCCAGTGACCGTACGAAAAGGTGATATATTATAAATATAAACGAGATTAATGATACCTATTATTAGCTAATAAGGAGAACAAAAATATGGCATTTCAAGTTTCACCAGGTGTTCTCGTAAAAGAGAAGGATTTAACAAATGTTATTCCAGCAATAGCAACTACGATCGGTGCTGTTGCAGGTCAATTCTCACAAGGACCTATGGACGAAGTTACGACCATTAGTTCTGAAAAAGAATTGGTTGAAACATTCGGAAAACCTGACACTAATACTTTTGAATACTTTTTTAGTGCTGCAAGTTTCTTGCAATACTCATCAAGTTTAAGAGTAGTACGAGCTGCAAATTCTGGAAGTGTTAATGCGTGTGTATCTGGCACAGCTTTACAAATAAAAAATACAGATCATTACCAAAACGGTGACGGAAGTACTGGACCTTATAACGATGGTTCTGCTAACGTTGGTGAGTGGGCTGCAAGAACAGCAGGCGCACATGGTAATTCATTGTCAGTATCAGTATGTCCGAGTGCAACGGCATATGAGATGGCTGCAAAAACAACAACAAACGATTCATCAACAGCTGTAGGAGATACAACTATTGTATTAACTTCAGGCACAGACTTTGCTGTAGGCGATATAGTTAATTTCGCTGAGGCTGGGGGACATGAATATAGAGTTACTGCTGTTAATTCAAACACATTAACTTTCGTAAGACATCCTTCAGGTACAGGCGGATTACATACTGCTGTAGCAAACGGATCTGCTGTAAGAAGAAGATGGAGATACTACGATTTAGTAGATGTTGCTCCAGGTACTTCAACTTACGCTTCAACAAGATCAGGTTCTGGCGATGAAATGCACATTGTCGTAGCAGATGAAGACGGTGCAATCACTGGTAACGCTGGTGAAGTATTAGAAGTTTTTTCAAACGTATCTAAAGCTTCAGACGCTAAAACGTCACAAGGTGATTCAAACTACTACGTTGATGTAATTTATAACAAATCACAATACATCTATTGGATGGACCACGTAGCAACAGGATCAAATTGGGGTTCTACTGCAACTGGTACTACATTTACAGCATTATCACTACCTTTTACTAGATCACTAATAAATGGTGCTGATGGTTCTGCTGTTACAAACGCTCAATTAAAAACTGCATATGAAAAATTTGCAGATGGTGATACGGTTGATGTTAATTTAATCATCGCTGGTAAAGGTGACGCTACTCATTTAGATAACCTTATCACAATTGCAGAAAACAGAAAAGACGCTGTTGTATTCTGCTCACCTGAAAGAGCAGATGTAGTGAATGTAACAAACGCTACTACTCAAACTAGTAACGTTAAAGCATTCTTTGATTCAATTAGATCATCATCTTACGCTGTATTTGATAGTGGATACAAATACACTTATGACAAATACAATGACGTGTTCAGATATGTACCTCTTAACGGAGATACTGCTGGATTGGCTGCAAGAACAGATTTAGTCGCAGACTCATGGTTCTCACCTGCTGGTTTCAACAGAGGAGTTATGAGAGGTGTGGTTAAACTTGCATACAACCCTAACAAAACACAAAGAGATGAATTGTACAGAGCAAGAATTAATCCAGTTGTAACAATGCCAGGACAAGGAACATTATTGTTTGGTGATAAAACTGGTTTATCAACGCCGAGTGCATTTGATAGAATAAACGTAAGAAGATTGTTCATTACTTTGGAGAAAGCAATATCAACTGCTTCTAAATTTCAATTATTTGAATTTAATGACGAGTTTACAAGAGCTCAATTTAGAAACATAGTTGAACCATTCCTAAGAGATGTACAAGGTAGAAGAGGTATTACAGACTTTTCAGTAGTTTGTGACGAAACAAATAACTCTCCAGACCTTGTCGTTGATAGAAATGAGTTTAGAGCAGATATATTTGTTAAACCAAATAGATCAATTAACTTTATACAACTACAATTCGTTGCGACAAGATCAGGCGTTGCATTTGAAGAAGTGGTAGGAGGATAAACACATGCCAAATATAAATGACTTTAAAGCTAAGTTAAGAGGCGGTGGAGCTCGTGCCAATCAGTTTAGAGTAACAATGCCTTTCCCAGGTTATGCTGCTGTAGGTGGGGAGACTGAAAACATGTCTTTCTTATGTACATCAACAACTTTACCAGGGATGACGGTTGCGGAAGTTGCTATTCCGTTTAGAGGTAGGGAGTTATATGTTGCAGGTGATAGAACATTTGCTACATGGACAACTACTATCTTAAACGATACTAACTTCTTAATCAGAAATGCTTACGAAAGATGGTTAAACGGTATTAACAATATGTCAGATAACGAAGGATTAGTAAATCCTGTTGATTATCAAGTTGACGCATTTGTTGATCAGTTAGACCGAAATGGTAACGTGATTAAATCATACACATTCAGAGGAATGTTTCCAACAACTCTGGATGACATTGCGCTATCTTATGGGGACAATAACACCGTAGAAAGTTTTACTGCTACTCATAGATACCAATACTTTGAAACAAATACTACTACTTAATACCATTATAAGTATTAGTAATAGGAGAATAAATTATGGCTGAGCTGTTTGGGTTTAAGATAGAGCGACTGAAAGGTCCCTCAACCGATCCAAGACAAAACATAGTTCCACCTCAAGCAGAGGACGGTACACAAACCGTCCCTGCTGGTGGGTTTTTTGCGTCTTATGGAGGGTTTGATGTTACTGCTCGTAACGAATTAGATTTAATAAGAAGATATAGAGAAGTTGCTTTACATCCCGAGTGTGATCTCGCAATTGAGGATATAGTATCAGAAGCAATTGTATCAAACGAAAATCAACAATCTGTACAAGTAGATTTAAGTAAAATAGAGTATAGTGACTCTGTTAAGAAAAAAATTAGAGAGTCTTTTAGTGAAGTTTTAAAATTATTAAACTTTGATATAAAAGGCCACGACATTTTTAGAAGATGGTACGTAGATGGTAGATTATTCTATCATAAGATCATTGATAAAGATAGTCCAAGACTAGGGATATCTGAAATAAGATATATTGATCCTAGAAAAATTAAAAAAATTAGAGAAATAAGAAAGCAAAGAACAGATGGTATGCCATCTTCATTTGCTTTTGAAAACAAATTCCAAGAATATTATATATTCAACGAAAGAGGAATACACCCTACTGCTACATCAAACGCAGGTGGGTTAAGAATAGCAACAGACGCTATTGCTTATTGTCCATCAGGATTAGTAGATCAAACTCATAATCAAGTATTATCTTATTTACATAAAGCAATTAAACCAGTTAATCAATTAAGAATGATTGAAGACGCTGTTGTTATTTACAGAATTGCTAGAGCACCTGAAAGAAGAATATTCTATATTGATGTAGGTAACTTACCTAAAATCAAGGCCGAACAATATTTAAGAGATGTTATGGCAAGATATAGAAACAAGTTAGTATATGACGCTTCTACAGGTGAAATAAGAGATGACCGAAACTATATGAGTATGTTAGAAGACTTTTGGTTACCTCGTAGAGAAGGTGGGAGAGGAACTGAAATTACTACTTTACCAGGTGGTCAAAATTTAGGTGAGATTGCAGATATAGAATACTTCCAAAAGAAACTATATCGTTCTTTAAACATACCTATTAGTAGATTAGAAGGTGGTCAAGGTTTCAATCTTGGTAGAGCTGCAGAAATTAGTAGAGATGAAGTTAAATTTACTAAATTTGTAGGTCGTTTAAGAAAGAAATTTACAATGTTATTCCATGATCTATTGAAGACACAATTAATTCTAAAAGGTGTTATTGCACCTGAAGAATGGGATTCAATGATGGGAGATATTACATATACTTTCTTACAAGATGGTTACTTTGCTGAATTAAAACATAGTGAAATGATGAGAGAAAGAGTACAACTTGCTCAACAACTAGAAGGTTATGTTGGTAAGTATTTCTCAAATGATTACATTAGAACAAAAATATTAAAACAAAATGAACAAGAACAAGAAGAAATTGACAAACAAATTGAAGAAGAAGGTGCTGAACAAGCGCCAGAACAAAACGCCATTAGTCCTAACGAAAAAGAGGATGATGGTAAAGAAGAAAAACCGACATTAGGAGATAAATAATGAGTAAAGAGAATATAGGAAAATTTGTTAATTCGTTACAAAAAGGAGACAACACACAAGCTGCAGATGATTTAAAAAATGCTCTTGCAGATAAAGTTTCGTCTGCTTTAGATGACGCAAAAACTGATGTGGCAAGATCGGTATTTACAGGCCAACAAGGCGCAGACGCTCCAGAAGCAAATGTGTTTAGTGGCAATGATATAAGTGCTGAAACTCCTGCAACACCAGAGGCGTCAAGTGATGAAGTGGCT